AGACTTCCGTAATCGAGAAACCAAGAGCAATCGTTTCGTGTTGGTAACGAGCCGTCCAAGCTTCTTGGGCGTTGTCGTAGGAAATTGCACTTCCTTCGTTTTTCACCGGAGCAGCCGAAAAGCCCGACAGTTTTGTTTCTTCTTCAAAAGAACGCTCAGAGGTTTCAGTCTCGAAAATCTCTTTATGCTCTTCGCCGTATTTCGCATACTCCAAACCAAACAGAGCATTCAAGCCGGGGAGAAGTTCTTTAAGTAGTTGTGCGCGTGAAATAGCCATTATTTATCTCCTTACGCCAACGCCGTTGTGTTGCGATACAGGTGGGCGAATTGGTTCCAAGAAACCAAAACTTCCACGAACGAGCCAGTAACGGGCGCGGTATCGGGAACAACGTCGATGATTTTGACAGGAAGCGTAGCGGAGGCCACACCAGCATTTTTAACGCCTTGCGTACCATCACCAGTAGCCGTGCTGCCCGTGACTGTTTGGTAGACGATATCGACGTTCCCACCCACCAGAGCGGCACGGTTCGCCTGACTAGCAGACGGAGCGGCATCAGCGGCGGTTTGAACGGCAACTTTCATCACCAGATCAGGATCGTCAGCGACAAAGGCAACAGTTGCATTTGCACCATCAACTGCGTTGGAGATCGTGGCGGGGTAGTATTGCCCGAACACGCGCTGACCAGACGAATTGATGTAGCTGCAACCCATGAAAATACCAACAATTGCCGTACCAGTATTGGTAATAGTGTTGTTGTTGATACAACCATTAGTAGACATGATCACGCAATCACCAAAGAAGATATTGGTAGCGTGACCCGACGCAATAGCCATCTGCCGAGTGGAGCCAGCAAAAACTTGCCCCCCTAGCAGGTTTACGGGACGAAACCCGTAAGCGGCTGAAACAGTAGGATAAGCCATGTAAAACTCCTAAAAAGTTAAGTTATTTAGCCCCACGCCCAAAGGAAGTCGTAGTTTTACGCTCTGCGAACAGAGGCATCCTTGGGTCGTTGGTCTTCATAAAGCTGTTATCGACGGCTTCAACTTGAGTGTCGTTTGCCTTCCTAAAGTGGGCTGCGCGTTGATCCATGAACTCCTGTGGAATCTTGCACAGCAGCAAACCGCCAATCTCGATGTTGCCTTTGAATTTACTATTCGGGTCTGCGTACACCTGCATCTCTGGATGATCTTCAGATTTGCATGGAACCCAGCCTTCACGAAATTTTGCAGACGTATTCGTTGGGTCAAATACCCCCATGATTGCCGTCCGTACCCACCTAAACGCCCATCCCGGTTGAGGAGTAGGGGTAGGCAGTAGTTGAGCAGGTGCCCACTGTTGTTTCCGTTGCGTAGTTTCACGAGTTTCTAACTCACGAGCCAGACGATTTTCAGCCATTGTAGTTCTCCAATTTGATCATTTCTTTCGCGTATGCTTCGTTGGTAAGGCCAAGTCTCTTGGCTATGGCAACTTGCGATGCGGAAAGCCTAACTTGTTTTGGCGCGGTAGACCGCGTTGCTGGAGCCACTACGTTTGCTGCTTTGCGAGGCGCAGGTTTATCCGCGTCCTTCGTTTGAGTCTGCTCTTCCTCAAAGTTCTCTGGGAATCGCTTCCTCATCGTTTCGTCAACTCGCTGGTAGTAACCATCACTACGAGGATCAACACCAGACCGGACTAGCTTTTCATGCAGACCCAATGCGAGGGCAGTCATCTCCTCATCCGCGCCAAACCAAGTATTCTTTTCCCGCCAGCTTTCGGCTTTTGGATCAGTAGCTTGTTGACGCGTTTGTGCCTGTTCTGGTTTCCTTTCTACACTCGTTTCTGTTTCTTGTAAAGCGGGTTTAAAGCGTTGATATTCTTTAAGTTTCAGTTTGGCATCCGTCATGGCCTCTTGAGCGTCTGCGATCTTATCCGCGTCCCCTGCCTCGTAAGCCTGTTTTAACTGCTCCCTAGCGGCTGCAACCTCGGAGTTAGCAGACTTGGTAACTTCCTCAACAAACAGTCTCTCACCTGCGCCAAGCCGTTGTTTTAACTGTTTATTCTCTTCATGAGCAGACTGAGCAAAGCGCAAAGCCTCATCTTTTTCCCGTGATGCAGTCTCCTTGGCACGGCGTTCGTCATGCCACACCTTTTTCATCTGCCCAAGGCGTTTCTTTACTTTATCGGAATACTCTTCAAGATCGTCTTTTTCAAGTTCCTCAACGAGTTCTTTCGGTAAAGGCTCCCTGTTCCTATCCTGCGGGGGAGTGTCGTCTACAATTTCAACCCTAATATCAGGTTCTACTTCTACTTCTATCTCATCTGGGAATTTATACTCTGCTTCAGCCATATAACCTCCTATGCGTGGGAAAACCCACGTGGGTCAGAAACAACACCTTCAACGGTATCGTCGTTAATCAAGCGGAACTCCCTGTCGTGTATGCGAACACGCGTACCAGCGTAAGGACGGGTAAGAACAAAATCACCTTCTTTGCACCAAGGCCCGGTTGGAAACTTCTCCTTATCTGCGTAAGCCGTATCACCCAGCTTTACAACAAACAGAACATGAGTAGTCAACTCCTCCCGCGCCGCAGTTGCCTCCGCTTTGAGAATACCGCCGTCATACTTGGCTTCAATGTGCGGCACCATACAAAGGATGCGATACCCTTTAGGCTCCGGTAGTTGCTTGGCTTTCTGTGCTGCGTCTAGTTGCGTTTCCTCTACGTTTACGTCACTCATCGTCATCTTGCTCCAAACGTTTTGCAAGGTCTGTTACGGTTTGCTTTGCGTAGTCCAGACCCTGAATTACTCCGCAAAGTTTGTGGTACTCACTAAAGTCGGCAAGCTGCCCCCGACCTATAAACTGCTCTAGTTCTGTGCGCCGTTCATCGAGTTTGGAGACGATGTACTCAAGCGTTTGGCTGTCGATCATTGTGGTTTATTCCCCCGCTGCATCTGCGCTTTATGCTTGGCGATGTCCACACCCATGCGAGTACCCTCGGTTTCCTGCTGTGTGGCTAACTGCGCTTTGTGTTTCTGAATCTCTACACCTATCCTCATACCATCGGCTTGCTGCTTCGCATCGAGCGCAGCTTCCTTGAGTTTGAGTTCGTCGGCTTTGGCAGCAGCGTCCATAACGTCCTTCTTAGCTTTACGCTGCACATCCTGCATCTTGATTTGCAACTCTTGCTGCTGCATCTGGATGAGCGGGTCTTGTGCTTGCTGCTGTGCTTGCTGTGCCTGTGCCTCTGCCACATCTTTCTGAAGCAATTTAGCTGCGGCTTGGGCTGCAAGTTGTGAAAGCTGAACTTCAATCTCCGGGGGCAACGTGCGGTCTTCTGCATCAGCACCCTCATCCTTCATCGGCGGCAGGGAAGCACCCAGTTGTTTCTCGATCTCTTTACGGTATGCAAACGCCACATGCTCCATGATGTGTGCTTGTGCTGATGCCATCAGTGCTTGTGCGCCCGGATTCTGACCCATGATTGCTGCCAACTTGGGGTCTTTCATAGCCGCCATGTGAACCGCCAGATGCGCCTCATGATCTTGATAGAGGAACGCCTTGACAGGCTTGCCGTTCATAATCGCCATGTTCTCGGACACAGGATCGACAGGCTTCATATCTTCTATGAGTGGGACAATCTTTGCTGCGTTCTTCACGCCCAGCGTTTCAATCATCTGACGATGCAGGTAGGGAAGGTCATAAATCTGCGGTGCGCCAGCCGAGAGTTGCAGCACTGCTTGGAACTGAACCACCCGCTGTGACATGGTGGAGGCGTTGGGGTCTGATACTGGCAACACATCGCACGAGTCGTAGTCGGCTTTCTTGGCTTTCTTGCTTCCAACTTCAGGCTCGTAGCTATACTCATCAGGGGTGTTGTCACGAATGATGTCCCGCAGCAGCTTGAACTCTTGCTTCATCGTGTAGTGAATCCGCGCTTGAACTGCACTCATCACTTTCAGCACCCGCTCCAGAATTGCCAAGGTAGTCCCAACTGGGGACTGTGCCGACATGTCCGATACCTTGAGATCAGCTACGGCTGCAAACCTGCGTCCATCCTCAACAATCTTATCCATCAAGAGCGATAACGTCTGGCTTGGTTCTTTGTATGGGAGTGGTAGGATGTTGTCACGGATAGCCCCGGAAGGCAGGTCTACGTCCCTAAATTCCCCCGGTGCAATTGGTGTGTCATCGCCTTTGATCCGCAAGCCCCTTGCTTTCAAGCCTCCGGGCAAGTTAGATAACGTCCCTGCATCAACAAGCTGACGCAAGAGAGAAGTGGCTGCATGAGCATGACCGCCAATGAGGTGGATCA